CTCTTGTTTCATTTTATCCATTTCCGCTTGAAGTTCGGAGATCCGTTTGTTTGGATCGTTGTCAGGTTCCTTTGGCTCCTTCGGTTCTTTAGGTTCTTTGGGTTCCTTCGGTTCTTTTGGCTCCTTTGGTTCCTTCGCTTTGTTAGCCCACCTGGTAGCTTCTCCTTGACTTTCTTTTGCCACATCCGCTATTTGGTTTGCTACTTTTTCGATTTCCGCTTCATCAGTAGAATCATCCTCAATGCTGCCACCCATTTTTTCGGTTATCGCAGTAAGGTACTTCTCTGATAAACCAGTGTCCTTACATAAGTCTTTGACTTTCTTAAAGAGTGTCTTATTCATATCAATATTACTTTAGTTATACTGCAAATGTAGGTAATATTTTCAATAACAGTGTATATATACACCAATGTTTTTTATGCTTGTTTTCTTCAAAATCAGAGCTGTAATCTTAAAATATCTATTTTAATAAGTAGAATAAATTAAAGAGCATAGATTTTCGCAATGTTAAAAAATGCTTTTTCTGAAATTATTTTGCAGTGTTTTTGAAAAGCTATATATCTGATAATGATAATATTTCTATGTTTCACTTGGTAAATATTGGTAATATCACTTGAAAATATTACCTATTTCATTTGGTAATATTACCAATGTTACATATATTTGCAACGTAATAAAAACAGTTACACGAAAAGAATATAAAACTAAATACATTCAGATATGACACAGAAAGAATTTGAAGAAAGAACGGGTTTAAAACTATCGGCAGATGGTTATACGGAAGTAGAAGAGTGCTACATGAATACAGACCTTGATAAAGACGCTTTTTGTAAGTTGTGGATGGAGAACCCAACAGCCCTAAAAGAGATAGAGCGAAAGACGGTATTAGTACGTGAACTTTACGAAGAAAGAAAGTGCCTTACAAACCTTCTGATAGATCAAGCTGAAAAGTGGAGCGCATCAGATTTGAGAGAAAAGGCAATCGCCATGATCGGGGAAAAAGAGTATCTAAGAAGAAAGATCGCCAAAGGGTACAACCTTTGGGATGCTGATAAAAAACTGTTAGACGAAATTTTAAGAAAATAAGATATGGCTATTAATTTCAGAAAATTAAAATCGCAAATTAAGCCATTCAAGCCGGAGGTTAAAGATGGCTACATCTTCATCACAACAGACGAACAGAAGAATAACGGGTTATTTAGTATTGCAAAATGTGGAAGTAAACGTGGGCTATTATCTGCATTGAGTGAATACATTAAAGATGATGAAGACTTCAAACGTGAATTTACTATATAATAATCAGGTAGCCTACGGACTACCATAATGTAACACCGAATATGAATAATACAATTTACATCAGAGTGCTACAGCACGATAAGAACGACCAGATACGGATAGGTGAAGCCTTTCCTGCTACAGACTTGAATAAGGCAGAAAAGGACATAATAGCCCAATACGAAGCAAAGTGCGCTTGGTGCGGTGGTTTTAAAGCTGCTTGTGAGAAATATTACCAACGTATTGCTATTGTTCGTGCGGACACGCTGGAAGTGATACGCCCAATTTACCCAAATAAATAATTATAGCCCTATGAATGAATACACATATATAATTTTCGATCACAAGGGAAAACGCTTGGGCAAAATTGAATTTGGGAAACGAATAAGTGTACCATCAGCCAGCGAGATTGAAGAAGCCATAAAAGACGGTTTCCCCAATGGAGCGACTTATAAATTAATCGTGCCTATAAACGTATGTATAAGCCAATAGAGATATGAAAAGCAATGTTTTGAGGTTTGATTACTGGTTTTCTTTCAATTATAAACGGTTGCGAAGTATCTTAGGATGGCAGCTAAATGAGGACGTTTTTCACGATACTTATTTGCTTCTGAGAAAGGATCTGCTATTTATAGACTTGCCAATAATAGACTTTGAGCCTTTATTTTGGGGAATTTATAAAAGAGCCAGGCTTCGGAACATAGCTAAAGAAAACCGATACTACAGACCTAATGAAATATTTTTCCAGTTAATAAGCATGGAAGAAGGTTTATCGGTTGAGGAGCTTGTAGAGCCAGATAAACTTGCAAAAGATATTCTTTCCTTCATTAAGCATAAATACCCGAAAAATGATTATAGGTTATTTAAGCTAAAAGTTTATGATACCGGGTGCTCTTATAAGGATCTTTCAGATTATACAGGTGTTTCAGTAAGCACCATATATCGTAAAATCAATTCAATAAATAATGCTATCCGAAGTAATATAAGTTTTGTAAACCGATATTCATGTATAGCAATCGTATAATATTAAAATTTACCAATTATGAAACTTGTAATATACAATAAACAAAACAGCCAGCCAGTAGGACAACGCAACGGAGAAAGGACTTTGAGATTTAATCGTGAAAATGGTATGATCTACATTTCTAAGTCTTTTGCTGCTGAATTAGGCATTAAGGATATAGATAAAGTTCAGTTTGCCAATGATGAAGAAAATACAAAGGACTGGTTTATTTGCAAAACTGATAGCGAACAAGGCTTTTCTATCAAGTACGACAAAGGCGGTATTCGCTTTATGAATAAGTTCCTAAGTAATAAGATACTTGATTGTGCAAAAGTAAAGGATAACGCTTCCTTCCTTATGGAGAAGGAGCCTATTACAGTCGATGGTACTAAGTATTTTAAGATAATGCTTTCTTCTCCCATAATTGTAAAGCGTTCACCGAGTAAAAAGGCAACTATAGATAAACGCTAAATAGAAAAGGTATGAATACATTTTACATGGTATTTGTGGAAGGGTGTGCTACCCCAGCTTGCAAACATGATAGCTTGGATAGTGCGGAAAAAGAAGCGAAAAGGCTTGCAACTCTTTTAAAAAAGAAAGTATACGTTTTGTGTACTATAAAATCAGTTGAAGATACTCAATACAAAATTGAGGATTGCCGACCTGGTGAAAGTGATTTACCATTTTAATTTATATGGAAAATGCAAAAACATAAATTCCCCTATAATTGGAGGCTTTCAGAAGCCAAATTCACGAAAGATAAAGGCAAAGTGTTCTCTTGCTTTGCGTGTGGTGGTGGCTCTACAATGGGTTACAAGTTAGCCGGATTTGATGTAATTGGCTGCAATGAGATAGACGCAAAGGTTAATCGGTGTTATGTGGCTAACCACTCACCCCGATATAATTTTTTGGAAGATATACGAACATTGAGAGAGAGAGAGAGAGAGAGAGCTACCGCCCGATCTTTACAATTTGGATATTTTGGACGGTTCTCCCCCATGCTCCACCTTCTCCATTGCCGGAAATCGTGAAAAGGATTGGGGTAAAGAAAAGAAATTCAGAGAGGGGCAATCTGCACAAGTTCTTGATACGCTTTTCTTTGATTTCATAGCTTTAGCAAGGGTATTACAACCAAAAGTTGTAGTAGCCGAAAATGTGAAAGGTTTACTTATGGGAAGTGCAATAGACTATGTTAGGCGCATATATAAAGATTTTGATAACGCAGGCTATTATTGTCAGCATTTCCTTCTTGATGCGTCAAAAATGGGTGTTCCTCAGAAAAGAGAACGGATCTTCTTTATTTGCATTAGACATGATTTAGGGATCAATTTTTTGAAGGTATCTAATCTGTTTAACGTAGAACCATATATAAACATGGAGTTTAACGAGGATCCTATAGTATATGGTGCTTTTGCGGATTATAAAGGAAGAGCCTATGAAGGCAGAATGAGAGAACTTTTTGAACTCAGGGAACAAGGGGATATAGCACTATCAGAAGCCTATAAAAAACTCACTGGTAAACGTGGCTTTTTTAATCAGCAGTTCTGTTATGAAGATAGAGTTTGTTATACATTGTCTGCACACCTGGATTCATTGATACCATTTAAGCAGCCCGTCTATCTATCCACTTCTGAGGTATGTAATATATCCACGTTCCCACAAGATTATAATTTTTGTGGTTTATCGCCACACTACATTTGTGGTATGAGTGTTCCACCCGTAATGATGGCTCAGATAGCCACACGTATTTATGAACAATGGTTGTCGAAATTATGAAAGGAATAACTAAAGCAGCAAAGCAAGCCAACGGACGAAGCCAGGCTTGCGCTACGTGTCCTCTAAATCGAAGTAGAGGTGTTTGTTTACCCGAAATACAAAGGGTTTGCTCAGATGCGTTTGTAGAAGGATTTAAAAAAGGTGTAAAATGGCTGCAACAAAAGCAAAAGGAGGTATAAAATGAAAATTAAATTGAATTGGACATACGCCAAAGGTGAGTTAGATACTGATACATTGAAACTTATTTGCCTACCAGCACGAGGAAAACGCTTGTTTGGTGCAGATGAATTGGATGCAGAACTTTGTATAAAGGACGGGATGAATTACCAAATAGCCGAAATTCATTTAGGCGATGTGGAAAGTTCAAACATACTTTGTGAAGAAATCACAAGGCGTTGGAATGAGTTTGAAGATTGGCACGAATGCAAAGAGGACACGGAAGACGTGCCACCAATTGG